CTTTAAAATTTCTCCGGAGGGAAATTTCATATTTGCGTTTTAACTATATTTTACATCAGCCAAGGGTTGCTCAAGCTTACTCCTTTCTGGGCAGTTCCTCAGTACTCCTACTGTCTGTTTTTTCTTAGTTTGGGCTGCCCTTGGGTAATGTAAAAAGAGGAGAAAAGTAGATGGGAAGAAGAAAGAAGTCTACAGAAAGTGGACAGGAAACTAAACTAAGACCTGCTTTATCTCCCGAAGCCTGGGAGAACAGGCAGATATATTTGGCAAACCGTCTTGCCGAGCAGCAATTAATGGACGGCACAGCCTCGTCTCAGGTCATAACGCACTTTCTAAAGCTAGGAACAGTTAAAGCTCAGTACGAAGTCGAGAAATTAAAGGCGGAAACAGCTAAAGCGGAAGCACAGGCAGAGGCTATCAAGGCCGGTAAGAGAGATGCAGAGCTTCTGGAGAAGGCTATGAAATGTTTCTCGCTATACAGAGGTAAAGAGAACGAAGATGACGAGGGGTTTGATGATGAATACGAAGAAGACTATTAAGACCTACAGCGAACTCATCAGACTATCGACGTTTGAGGATCGTTTTCGCTATCTTAAACTCCACGGAGCAGTTGGCAGAGATACTTTCGGCGCCGATCGATATTTCAACCAGAAATTTTACAGGTCACCTGAATGGAAACGAATCAGAAATCAAGTAATAGTCAGAGACGGCGCTTGTGACCTCGGAATAGAAGGAAGAGATATTTTGGGCAGAGTGATTATTCACCACATGAACCCGTTCACAATTGACGACATGACCGGAGAGAACGCTATGGAACTTCTTAATCCGGAGTATCTGATCTGCGTCAGTCACGATACACATAATGCAATACACTACGGAGACGAAAGCCTTCTTCCAGAGATATTTGTGGAACGAAGACCGAACGATACGTGTCCGTGGTTGAATTAGAATCTTACTCATCTGGGTGCGCAACAGAAGAGTCAAGATAGAAACCATTAACAAACTTCTTATTCCAAACTTTACATTGGAGAAAGGAAACACAATGGAATATGCAAGTAGAGCAGTGGGAAACGCTGGTCTTGCTACAGGCATCATCGGTACCGCACTCGGCGCTCTGAACAGCGCTGGCGGCATGGAGCTTCTGAACTTCGGTCCTCGCGGTCCGAGAGGTCCTCAGAACGAAGGCGATATTCCTGTAACCCGTCACGACATGGGCCTGTACAGGGAGCTGTCTGAGAAGGACTTCAAGATCGCTTCTCTCGAAGCTAATAAGTATACCGATCAGAAGATTGCAGATCTGACTATGCAGATGAACATGCGGTTCGATGGTGTTCAGCAGCAGCTCAACGCACAGTCCGTATGGAACGCCACTCAGCAGGGAGTCCTCGGATGCCTTCAGGGGCAGGTTGCACAGCTTCAGAGCATGACTCAGCTCGTGATTCCTAACCGCTCTGTTATGCCTGGCTGGGGTCCTGTGGAGATCACTGCCGCAGGTGGAACTGTCGCAACAACAGCCGCTACCGGAACCGGTACGAACGGCTAAGATTTATTAAACCAACTTAATACTTAACACATCGGGCGCCAGGGTCATCTTTTACTAAATGTTTAAGTTGGCTCTGACGCCTTTTTGGAAGGACATAAAATGGTTACGAAGAAAGAACTGCTCATTGCTGTAGTTAGGTATGTCAAGGCAGAGGTTATTCCCCACATCGAAGACAAGCCGACACAGATGGTTTTGTCTGCGGCGCTCTATGCTATCAATGCAAAGCCTGCTATCGTCGACCCATTTCTCAACAACCCTCTTATAGCCTCAATTCTTCATGGCGAAAACGGTCTGTATGATACCGAGACGATCTTCAAGGTTCTTAACGATCTTGTAAATGAGTATGGTGGGATTCCAGTGACAATTCCTCCGATTAAGTTTATCACGTCAACAGAGAATACTTTGACTTTCAGATCCGGAGATATAGAGAAGCTTAAAGAGTATATGAATAAGGCAAAGGAGGCAGACAATGCTTGACTATAAGAAACTGAATGAACATCTTGACGAAGAGTATCATGGAGTGCTGGAGTATGTCGATCTGTATAAGCAGACCAACGAAGGGATGTTCCGTGATATGGCTCGGGAAGAGATGACACACGCAAAACATCTCGAATGGTATATACAGAAATGCAATCAGCTTACTGATCACGCAAAGGCGAAGGAAGCGGCGGAGAAGGCGCTGAATGAAGTTTGAAAGCCAGTTGATTATCGTAAACATTTCATGACCGTGCTTGAGTGTATAAGCTGGTTCATGTGAGGATTTCAAAATGCAGGAAAGTATTCTTACTTCTATCAAGAAGTTACTCGGTATCACCGAAGACTATACTCATTTCGATACCGACATAATCATGCACATTAATTCAGTGTTTATGATACTCATGCAACTCGGTGTAGGACCTGAAGCCGGCTTTTCTATTTCTGATAGTAGCGCTGTATGGGGAGACTTTCTTTCCGATGCAACATGGCTTGAATCAGTTAAGTCGTACGTTTATCTCAGAGTCAGACTTCTTTTCGACCCCCCGCAGATCGGAACTCTTATGACCTCCGTAGAGAATCAGATAAAAGAGTTTGAGTGGCGGTGTATGGTCGAACAAGAATTTAAAAGCGAATGAATTGCTTCGCAAAATTTTCAGGTCCTTTTATGAAAGGAAGAGGGTATAAAGCGTCGATTGCGCTTCCTCTTTTTTTTTTTTGTTGAAGAATTTTATATGACTAATGAACTTTATCACTTCGGCGTTATTGGAATGAAGTGGGGTGTTAGGAGATATCAGAATGAAGATGGATCGCTTACTTCTGCTGGTCGAAAACACTATAAATACGGAAAAGTTGGTGTCGATCGCAATGGCGATAGCGTTACTGTGAGTCATAAAAAATATGGTTCTATGACAATAGACAGCGAAACGTTTAACTATCTAGAGCAAGACGGCCAAAAGCATACTGAGAAATACTTAGAACAATTTTTAGACGTTCCGTTTAGTCAAGTCGCTTCGATTGCTGATAATGATCCCAGGGTTGCTAAAGCTATAAACAAAGACATTGACGAATTTATGGAGAAAGAACTTACGGCATTTCTTAAAACAGGAACGAAGATAGATTTAAGAAACGATCTGCAAAGTAGAAAAAACAGTCAGTCCGTTTCTAAAACATATCCAAAAGCGCCGAAACTTCCAAAGGTTGAAAAGAATAAATATGCCAATAAATCTTTTTCTGCTGAGCAAGCAATCGATAAAGCTTATGAAGATTTAGAAAAACTAATTCCCAATTACCACGATCTTTCCCAGGACGATCAAGATCGATTGTGGATGGAATATTCTAATAGGACCGGCTTGTATAAATATACATAAAAAGGACAGGATATATGACTAATGAACTTTATCACTATGGCATAGAAGGGATGCGATGGGGTGTTCGTCGTTATCAGAATAAAGACGGAACCCTGACTGAATTAGGAAAACGCAGACTGGGTCAGGATAAATCGATCAAACTTGTTTCTGGAGACGATGGCAGCACTAGAGTCGATAGCAATGATTCTGATAGTGTTTATAAAGCTCATACAAAGATCAGAAATGAAGTTAGTGTTGATAATAATCAGTTATCGAAGGCACAAAGAAGCGGCGCTGATACTGCTCGTATAGCCTCAGATATGGTTAAACGTTCGGCAAACAAAGGGCGTTCCAAGGCTGTATCCAAGATTGACTTGAGTGAGATGACGGATGCCGAACTCAGAGCTAAAGTCAATAGAATGAATTTGGAGAGACAATACAAGAATCTCCAATCAGAAAAAGTTAGTCTAGGAAGAGACAAAGTTTCTGAAGTCATTTCTGGAATCGGGGACGCCATTTCTATTGGTGCTAATATTGCATCTATTGCATCTTCTATAGCTCTCATACTTAAATGACAAAGGAATAATTCAAAATGGCACTATCGAACACTGCTGTACCTAAATACTACGGCATGTTTCGAGATGCCGTTATCCGAGGAGAGATTCCTGTTAACGAGCAAATCTCTCTTGAGATGAATAGGATTGACAAGCTGATTGACGATCCTAAAATTTACTACGACGAATCGGTTGTAGAAGGCTGGATTTACTTCTGCGAAAACGAAATGACGCTTACTGATGGAGGGGACGTACACGTTCTTCCATCTTTCAAACTCTGGGCAGAGCAACTTTACGGTTGGTACTACTTTATTGAGAAAAGTATATACAAACCTAATGGCGATGGCTCTGGTGGACATTATGTTACAAAGCGGATAAAGAAACGTCTAATCAACATTCAGTATCTAATCGTAGGACGAGGGGCGGCTAAGTCGTTATATGATACTTTCGTCCAGGCTTATACACTAATCGTCGACAGATCCACCACACATCAGATAACAACTTCTCCGACAATGAAACAGTCCGAAGAAGTTATGCAGCCATTCGCCACTGCTATTACCAGGGCAAAAGGCCCCGTCTTTCAGATGATGACTCAGGGCTCAATTCAAAATACTACTGGAAACAGAATGAATCGTAAACACCTGTATTCTTCTAAGAAAGGTATTGAGAATAACTTTACCAATAGTTATCTTGAAATCCGACCGCTTAAGATCGACAAACTTCAGGGATTGCGAGTCAAATGCGCGACGCTTGACGAATGGCTTTCAGGCGATCTTCCAGAAAACCCGATTACCGCCATTCAGCAGGGCGGTGCTAAAGGATTAGCCCCGGATTACATAATTCTTGCCACTAGTTCGGAGGGTACAACTCGAAATGGTATTGGTGACACCATTAAGTTGGAACTAATGGACATTCTTACCGGCAAGTACAACAATCCGCATGTGTCTATCTGGTGGTATAAGCTAGATAACATGGACGAGATTAATAATCCTGACATGTGGATTAAGGCGAATCCAAATCTTGACCTGACAGTTTCTTATGAGACATATCAGGAAGAAGTCCAGAAGATGAAGAATGTTCCTTCTGCTAAGAATGAGATTCTTGCAAAGAGATTCGGAATACCAGCAGAGGGACATACATACTTCTTTACTTATGAGGAAACTCTGCTTCATAGAAAAAGAGAATTCTGGCAGATGCCGTGCTCTATGGGCGCGGACTTGTCTATGGGCGATGACTTCTGCTCTTTTACATTTTTATTCCCAATTCAAAATGGGGGGTTTGGAGTTAAGACTCGCAACTACATTACCGAGCACACTCTATACAAACTCCATGCTTCGATGCGTCAACAATACGATAAGTTCATAGATGAAGGAAGTCTTATCATCATGCCGGGAACAGTTCTCGACATGATTGACGTGTATGCGGATTTAATCAAGTTTATCGACGACAATCAGTACGATGTCAGATGCTTTGGTTACGATCCGTATAACGCAAAAGATTTTGTCGAACGTTGGGCAAAAGAGAATTCTCCTTACGGGATAGAGAAGGTGATTCAAGGAGCCCGTACCGAGTCCGTTCCTCTTGGCGAGTTAAAGAAACTTGCAGAGGAGCGGCTTCTTTTGTTTGACGAAGAACTTATGAAATTTGCAATGGGAAACTGTGTCACTTTGGAAGACACAAACGGTAACAGAAAACTTTATAAACAGCGGCACGAACAGAAGATTGACGCTGTTGCCGCAATGATGGATGCCTATGTGGCATATAAGTTGAACAGAGAGGCATTCGAATAAGAATATTAATGCGATCTTAAAAGTAAAGTTAAAAATAAAATAATAAAAAGCGCTAACAAAATTCCGGTATATATAAAGTGTTTTTTATTATTTAGTTTATTTAATTCTAATTCTTGATACAATTCTTTTTCTTTGATTTTGGCTTTAATAATATTATCGTTCTGTTCTTCTATAATTAATTTGCTTCCGCAATGAGAACAATAAATGATACCTTTAGAAACGTTATCGTTTAGCGGCGCCCCACAGTCTGGGCATTTTAAAGATTTAATGTTCATATCCACTCCTTTGAATAAATTAAATAACCATGTTTAATAAATTATATCATGCTTTTAAAGTTTTTTAAATATGCTAATCACTAAGCCGCTTACGTATCGAAGCAATCGTAATGTGTGGAACTAGCAGGGGTACAACAATAAAAATGAAGAATGAACTTTATCATCATGGAATAATTGGACAAAGATGGGGGGTAAGAAACGGTCCCCCATATCCATTGAAAGTACATCAAAACTTCGTCAATAGAGCGTTCGGCAAATTAACCGGACATTACGACAGACAAAAAATGAATGTTGGACTTCCTAAAAACGAAAAAGAAGCGAAACGACAAGGTTGGATAAAACTTTCAGAAAAAGCCAGCGCAATGCATCAATTTCATACCGAAGATGGAGTAAAAAACGCAAAGTGGATTTCTCCGGACGGGCATAGAGAAGTAGTTTATACTGGCAAAGGAAAAAATCAGCATATAACATACGATCCAAGAGACGTTGGAACATATAACTATAATTCTCACAAAGAGAGTTTAATAGGTCATACTATTAAAGATGTTATACCATATGTTCTAGTTGGTAATAGCAAATACGACCCAACAACAAAAGCAGAAAGAATAACCGCTTCCATTAGAAACGTTTTATCGATACCGCCATCAAAAACAAAACCGGAAATAGAAGCGGCTGGAAAAACACGAATAGATAGAGTTTTAAACAAGAAAAAGAAAAGATAAAGGAACGTTTATAATATGGCAGACTATTCAATAGGTTCCCGGTTCAAACAAGCCTGGAACGCTTTTTTTAATAAGGATCCAACAAACAATATGCGTGACTATGGTCCGTCTTATTCGTATCGACCGGATCGCTTTAGATTTACAGGGGTGAACGATAGGAGTATTGTTACCGCAATATTCAATAGAATATCTATAGATGCGTCATTGATCGGTTTTCGTCATGTTCAATTGGATGAGGATAAACGCTATAGTTATGATGTTGACTCCGGATTAAATAAGTGCTTAACACTTAGTGCTAATCTTGACCAAACCGGTAGAGCTTTTATACAAGACGTTGTGGCATCTATGCTCGACGAAGGATGTGTAGCTATATGCCCAATAATTACCGATAGTGATCCAACTAAATCTGACTCCTATGGCATAGAAAATATGAGAGCAGGAAGAGTTGTTCAATGGTATCCATCCAGTGTTAAGGTTGAGTTATATAACGAATTTACAGGTAGAAAAGACGAGATCATTTACCAGAAAAGAATGGTCGCTATTATTGAAAATCCTTTATATGCTGTCGTGAATGAAAATAATTCTACAGCTAAGCGTTTGATGAGAAAACTTGCATTACTTGACTTTTTAGACGAACGAAATGGCTCTGATAAGTTAAATATGATTATACAACTTCCGTATGGAACTAGTAGAGATCGTTTAAGGGATAGAGCTAATAGAAATATTGCTAATATAGAAGAGCAATTATCGAACTCTAGATTTGGTATAGCATATACTGACTCGGCTGAGCACATATTTCAGATCAATAGACCGTTGGAAAACACCTTACTAGGACAAATCGAATTTCTTACAAATCTGTTATATAGTCAGCTTGGTATAACAAAAGAAATTATGGATGGTACGGCTACGGACGAAGCTATGCTCAATTACTATACAAGAACTATAGAACCGATTATGTCATCTATTGCTGACGAGATGACTAGAAAATTTTTGACCAAAAATGCTAGAACTAGAGGACAAATGATTTCTTATTATAGAAATCAGTTTAGCTTAGTTCCTTTGGATAAATTGTCAAGAACGTTAGGAGAATTGATTGCGAACAGAATTCTCACATCTAACGAAGCACGGCAGATTATAGGAATGTCACCATCCGATGATCTTTCTGCAGATTCCTTGCTGAATCCAAATGTCGATCCGGTTACAAATGCTGAAGCGATTAGCGGTAATGGTGAACCAAACATTAATATAACAGGAGATGAGGAAATTCAAAATGTCTAGAAAACCAGATTTTTGCGGGTATGTTACTCGTAATGACATTTTGTGCTCCGACGGAAGGATTATTAAAAAAGATGCATTTAAAGATTGCGACGGAAAAACCGTTCCGTTGGTTTGGAATCATGATCACGATTCTCCGGAGTCGGTAATCGGTCATGCCGAATTGTATAACAAACCCGATGGGGTTTACGGAAAATGCTATCTTAATCCCGATGTAGAGTATGGAAAAACAGCAAAGGCATTAGTATCGCACGGAGATATTACCGGCCTTTCTATCTATGCCAACAAGCTTAAGCATAATGGATCGAATGTGGTACATGGTATTATCAGAGAAGTGAGTTTAGTTCTTGCTGGGGCTAACCCTGGAGCGTTTATTGAGCCCAAGAGCATTTCGCATACAGACGATGGAGATGAAACGGTCGATGAGGCCGTTATTTTTATGGGCGAAAATTTAGAACTTTATCACGCTGATGAAGAGGAGCACAAAATGACAGAAGAAAAAAACAAAAAGCCGTCTCCGGAGCCCGAAACAGATGAAAAAGATACGGACGAAGGCGAAGAAACTGTAGCTGATGTTTTTAATACCCTTACCGAGAAGCAGAAAAAAGTTGTTTATGCGCTTGTTGGGGCGGCAATCGCTGATGGCGGAGATAACGATAAAGATGATGAGGAGAAAGAAGATATGAAACATAATGTTTTCGAGCAGGATACGAATCGTGAGGATGTCATTTCCCATTCCGATCTGAACGAGATTGTAACTTATGCCAAGGATAGCAGCGGATCTTTCCGAGACACATTCAATAGTTATATGAAAGAAAACAATCTTGAGCTGGTTCACGACGGTCTTACCAGCAGCGGATTTACTCAGGATACTACTCAGGACGGCAACATCACCTGGCTGTTCCCTGACTATCAGCTGTATGGTTCCAAGACCCCTCAGCTGCTTACCAACGATCAGAGCTGGGTTTCCTCCGTTATCAACGGAACAACCAAGCTTCCTTACAGCCGAGTAAGGACCCATCACGTTGACATCAGGAACGTCAACGGTAATCACGACGATCTTCGTGCTCGTGGATACCAGAAAGGCCAGCAGAAAGATTTCGTAGGCAACTATGCCCTGATGCGTAGGGAGACCGATCCGCAGACTATCTATGTTGAGTCCGAGCTTGAGAGAGATGATGTGATCGACATCACTGATTTCGACTATGTTCAGTGGCAGTACAACATCGATCGTATGCAGCTTGAGGAAGAGCTTGCGACTGCAATCATGCTTGGCGACGGCCGTGTTGATGGGACTAAGGGTAAGATCTATCCCACTCATATTCGTCCTATCTGGACCGATGATGATCTTTATACAATTCATAAGGATATTGATATTGAGACTGCCAGAACCGAGATCCAAGGCACTGAGACTGGTAGCTATTTCAGTGACAACTTCATTTACACTGAGGCCATGATTGCTGCCGTTCAGGACGTGTTCATTGACTTCATGGGAACCGGCACTCCGGATATGTACATTGATCCCTGGATGCTCAACAAGCTTATGCAGGCTCGTGATCGCAACGGTCGTAGGATTCGCAACACTGTGAATGAGCTGGCCAGCGAACTCAACGTCGGAACCGTTCATCGTGTACAGCAGTTCCGCAATCGGATTAGAACTGATGCGAACGGTAATAAGCATAAGCTGCTCGCAATCATCGGTAACATGAAGGATTACGGCGTCGGCTCCACCAAGGGCGGTCAGATCACTCACTTCACTGATTTTGACATTCGTTTCAACCAGCTGATCTCTCTGATCGAAACACGTCTGTCCGGTGCTAACATGCATCTGTATTCTTTCGTGGTTATCGAGGAACCCGTATCCGGAAGCTGATAAGGAGGTGATCCTATGTCTAATACTACTAAAAAGGATGCGCTGAAGGCTATTCTTACTGCGTTCGGACAGACTACTAATGAGAAGACTGAAAAGGGTCTGCTTTTCCAGATTTCTGAGGCATTTCAGACCGCAGTAGAAGAGGGAAGTGTCGTTATCAATGTTATCGAATTGCCTGAAGTTAGTGCTAGCGATAACGGAAAGGTTCTCGGCGTTGTTGATGGCGCTTGGGCAGCAATGGAACTGCCCACTCCTGAAGACGAACTGCCCACCGTTAGCGCAAGTGACGACGGTAAAGTTCTTGGCGTTGTTGACGGAGCTTGGGCTGCTATGGATCTTCCTGCTCCTGAAGAGGAAACAGTCGAATCTGGATCGTAACATTTGTTAGCAAAAGGGGACTTTCAAAATGAGTAAATATTTTGGAAAAATCGGCTACGGTGTAACTGAGGAAACTCGACCTGGAGTTTATGAACAGACTTTGCGGGAGCGAGAATACTATGGCGATATCGTGAGGAACATTCGCCGCTATGAAAATGGTGGGAAAGTCAACGACGATCTGAATATTAACATGACCCTCAGCATCGTAGCTGACCCCTTTGCATATCAGAATTTTCATCAGATTAGGTATGCGGAATACATTGGTACAAATTGGAAGGTATCCTCTGTTGAAACGCAGTTTCCTAGACTGATTCTGACGTTAGGAGGCGTGTACAATGGCGAAGATGATGAATGATCGTCTCGAACTGCATGAGCTTCTTTGCGAAATCCTTGGGTCACGAAATGTTTATTTTCAACCACCAGAATCAGTAAAGATGAAGTATCCGGCTATTGTTTACAGCCGGAACCGAATCGAAAACACATCTGCCGATAACATTATTTATAGGCAGGCCGTGTCGTATACCATAACCGTTATTGATAGAGATCCGGACAGTGAAATTGTCGAGCGGATGTCTCAAGTGGCTCGTATACGACACGATCGATCATACGTAGCAGATAACTTGAATCATGATGTATTCACACTATTTGTATAAGGAGAAACAACATGTCTAAACTTGTATGGGACAAAGTTGGAGAAAAATATTGGGAAACAGGCGTAGACCGTACTGTACTTTTCCCTATGACTGCGGCTGGCGGTTATAATGCAGGTGTTGCCTGGAGTGGCATTACTGCGATCAACGAGTCTCCGTCCGGCGCAGAGCCCACGAAGATCTATGCCGATAATATCGTTTACGGCGTTCTGATGAGCCCGGAAGAGGATGCTCTAACGATCGAAGCGTTTACATATCCAGAAGAGTATGCAGCCTGCATTGGTGAAGCATCGATTGTTGACGGAGCTGTTATTAAGCAGCAGAACCACCTTCATTACGGTCTTGCTTATCGTACTATGATTGGCAATGATACTGTTGGTACTGCACACGGTTATAAGATCCACATCTTCTGGGATTGTGTGTCCGGTGCGTCCGAGGACAGCAACTCCACGATCAATGACAGCCCCGAGCAGAAGACTTTCAGCTGGTCCGTTACTGCGCTTCCTGTTAATGCTAAAGGTTTCCAGCCTACAGCATCGATCGTTATTGATTCCACAAAGGTTTCAGAAAGCGTTCTTCAGCAGATTGAGGCTCTTCTGTATGGTACTGACGCCACTGAAGGCAGTGGTGGAACTGAAGGTACTGCTGGAACCGATCCTCAGCTTCCCAGTATTGATCGGGTTATCAATATCCTTCGTGGAACCAGCGAGGAGACCGGCGAAGAGACCGGAACTACGTAAACCACATAATCTATTTTCCATTTTTATACCTCTTGGGCTACTTGGACGCAAAATCTGAGTAGCCCCTTAGTTTTTTCAATGAAAGGAGTACCAAATGATTAGCAAAACTATTAAATATGTCGACTATAATGGCGTCGAAAAAGAGCAGACTTATTGGTTCAATATGTCTAGAGCAGATCTTATGGATCTGGAAACATCCGACGAGGAAGGATGGACTAATAAAGTAAGAAAACTTATTGCTGAGCAGCGAGGAAGAGAAGCGTATAAGATCATTGAGCAGTTCATTAAGGATTCTTACGGAGTTAAAACCCCAGACGGTGGCTTTGACAAAGATCCGAAATATTTGAAAGAGTTTAGAAATTCCGAAGCTTATTCAGAGCTTATCTGGGGTTTTGTTGAGAACCCGGATGCGTTTGCATCGTTTATCGAGGGAATTGTTGGATCGGTAAAAAAGTCGGTTGACATGATCGATATAGACAAAGAAATTGAAAAGCGAGCTAAAGCAGAAGGCAAGGTGATGAACTTTGTTACTCCTTCAAATCCCTGATAGGGAATTATGGGATCCAGTAAAAGAAAAGTTCATTTCGGTGAAAGGTGCCACTGTTGAATTAGAGCATAGTCTTTACGCAATTTCAAAATGGGAGTCCAAATGGCACATTCCTTTTCATGACGATCGAACTAAAAAAACTTTAGAACAAAACATTGACTATATTCGTTGTATGTGCGTCAGTTCCGACGTTGATCCGAACGTTTTTAATTATATTACAGAAGAAAACGCTAGAGAAGTTACTAGCTACATAGACGATAGTTCTACGGCTACTTGGTTTAATAATGCGGCTAATAGACGTTCTGGAAAAAAAGAGATAATTACTGCTGAAATTATTTATTATTGGATGACCGCTTACAACATACCAGAAAGTTATCAATATTGGCATTTAAACAAATTGATGACGCTTCTTCGTGTATGCGCCGAAAAGAGCAATCCGGATAAGAAGAAAATTAATAATACCGGTCAACTTGCGGCTCAAAGAAGAGCGTTGGTTGCTGCTAGACGAAAGAAGTATCACACAAGAGGCTAATGATGATTACATTAACGCACAAAGGCGACTTTTCAAAGCTTGATGGGTATTTGAGTAGACTTGAACGGTTTATTGGTCTCAGTGATCTTGATTCTTACGGAAGGCGTGGGGTAGAAGCTCTTGAGGCGGCTACCCCAAAAGATACAGGGACAACTTCAGAATCTTGGAATTATAAAATTAAAAAATCTGATGGGGTGTTGTCATTAGAATTTGTTAACTCTAACTATAATAACGGTGTTCCAATAGCGATTATTTTACAATATGGTCATGGAACAAGAAACGGCGGTTGGGTTGAAGGTCGAGACTATATAAACCCTGCGTTGAAACCAATATTTGATGAAATAGTAAACGACTTAACGAAGGAGCTTCGCGAGATATGAGCAATGTTATTGACGAACGCGTAGCCGCGTTAAAATTTGATAATTCTCAATTCGAGAAAGGTGTACAGACATCGCTTAATACTTTAGACAAATTGAAAGCGTCTTTAAATTTTAGCGGACAAATCAATGCTTTTCGAGAAATAGAAAACGCTGCTAGTAGAGTAACTTTTTATAAGATGGCCAACAGCGTTACAGAATTAGAACATCGTTTTTCGGCGCTTGGCATTGCCGGCATGACCGTAATACAGGATCTTACAAGAACAGTAGAAAACTTTGTTGTTGGAACCATGTCTGGTTTGTTCAATAAAATTGCTGAAGGCGGTAAACGTCGAGCAATGAATGTTGAGCAAGCAAGATTCCTGCTACAGGGATTAATTGATGACAGCACCGAAATAGAAGCAATAATGCAGAATGCAAAAGATTCTGTTACTGACACCGCGTATGGATACGACCAGGCCGCTATGGCCGCCGCCCAGTTTGCTACGTCTGGTGTTCAATCCGGAGAGCAGATGAGCAGAACGCTTTCTGCTGTTGCAGGAGTAGCCGCTACTACTAATTCTGAATATGCTTCTATATCTGATATTTTTACAAAAGCCGCCGGTCAAGGACGCTTAATGGGCGAAGAGCTTATGCGGTTGTCTAGTAGGGGGCTTAACGCAGCAGCCACTATTGCTAAATATTTTAACAATGTTCAATCCGGATCAGCAGAAGCAACAGATTCGGTCAAAGCTTCTATTGCCGAATTAACGGGCGGACTTCAAGTAACAGAAGCCGAGATTCGTGAATGGACTTCAAAAGGTAAAATTTCTTTTGACATGTTTGCGGGAGCCATGGCCGAATCGTTCGGTAAACATGCAAAAGATGCTAATAAGACCGTTACAGGTGTTCTTAGCAATATTAATGCAAGGTTTTCGCAGATTGGCGAAAAGTTTTTCACACCATTGATCACTCAAGAAGGCCCTCTTGTTACTTTTCTAAACAAAGTGATGAACAAGTTTGGAGAAGTAAGAGATAGTATTCAGCCGATTGCGGATCTTTTTACTAATACGGTTATACGCTTATTAGAAGTAGGCGGAAGATTAATTGATGCGATACCGGTAAAACAATTTTTCGAAAAAATTAATGGCTACTTAGATCCCATCTCTAAGAAAATCGATGGAATATTTGGTCTAATCAATAAAACAGAAAACCCGGTTTCGAAAATTACCAAAGAGAGTATAGATGGTCTTGGGTTGAGTGAAAAAGCTCTTGATCATTTTCAAAACGTACTTAAAGACGTTGCAAAAGAGCATAATATCGACATTGATTCTATGCTCGATTCAGAAACATCTTTCTGGGACACTTTAAAAGAAGGTTGGCTTACAAGCGATCTGTTTGAAGAAGCTATAAATAAACTTACAACTGGTACCGAAGAGGCAACTGAAGGCTTTGACAAATTAAAAGAGGCAGCCGAAGCAGTTATCAGAGGAGATTACGGTAACGGCGCAGAACGAATAGAAGCCCTTACAGCAGCCGGACTTGATCCACAGAAAGTTCAGGACTTTGTTGATAAAGTTCACGAATTGGCTGGAGGAACATGGGAACTTAATGATGCTGTATGGGAAGCGGCCGCGGCAGAACTTGGTCTTTCTTCTAACTTAGAAGCTGTATCGGATGAAGAACTCGAAGCGTTAGGCTATACAAAAGATGATATAGCTGCGTTAAGAGAGCTTAGTGAGGAAACAAAAAACACTAACGATCCTTTAACAAAAATTAAAAACGTACTTCATGATGTTAAAACAGGTTTCGATCTTTTATATGACTCCGCTAAAAATGTAGTTGGAATCATAATAGATGTCGGAGGCTTGATTAAAGATTCGTTTTTAAATGCTTTTCCACAATTTAAAAACTTTTCTTTTGATATACCGAAAATACCAAATTTGCTTGACTTGCTTAGAGATTTTAATGAATTTACTAAAAACTTTAGCTTTTCTGATGATGCTAAAGAAAAAATATCTAACACCTTTACTAGCATATTTGAAATTATAGCAAAAGTAATAGACGCAATACGTCGCTTTATTTCTTTTGCACTTCCGCCATTAACATCGCTATTGTCTAAGGTCATACCTTTTGTGATTAATGCTGTTTCGACAATAGCGGAAAAGATTACTGAATTTTCTAATAAGTTTTCTATTTCGGATAAAACATTAAATAATATTGTCCGAACATTAAAAGGTGTTTGGGCAGCGGCTGACATCATTTTTAGACTTTTATCAACTATTGTAAAGAACTTAATAGGTCCATTTATCGTCGTTCTTGCATATGTGTTTGATTTCATTTTGGATAAAACCGCTTTACTTGGGGACATTTTAGTAAAGATTGATGAAGCCATAAAAAAGAGCGATCTATTCAATAATATTGCGTCGAAAATCAGCGAATTCTTTAGTAAGTTGAAACTACCGAAGAATGCTACTGACTTTTTCGAGGGAATTAAAAATATTGGTGACATAGTCAAACAGATAGATTTTGGTAGTGGTATAGAAACACTAAAGAAAGTTGTTGGTGATGTAGTAGGTTTTCTTTCTAATTTCTTTAGTCTTGACTTCGTTGTTGCTGCCGGCGCATTTTATTTAATGTATAGACTAATAAAAGCAGTTGCTACATTCATAATAGGTGTTGCTAGTATACCGAAAAATATAGAAAGAACTGTTGCCAATGTTGCTACAACAATCAAACAAATGGGAACAATGTTCAC